CTTTCTTCGGATGGTGGTCCCGGTCGGGCCCTTTCGTCGGAGATGATCTAGTCCTGCCCTATGGCGACCACGACGACGCCCTCCACGCTGCGTGATGCCATCGGGCCCACGCATCCGCTGTACGACACGTGGCGGCACGTGTGGGTCCAGCTCGCCCATGTGGCCGAAGGCGCGGGCGGCTTCCTCACCGGCGATTACCTCATCCCGCATCCCCGCGAGTGGAAGGATCACGAGGCCGCCACGCCGACCCAGCCCACCAAGAAGCTGCTCGAGCGGCGCACGCTGGCCCGCTACGAGAACGTGGCGCGGCTCATCCTGGACGCCAAGCTGTCCGGGCTCTTCCGTGAGCCGCCGATCCGCCGCTGCATCTCGCCGGCGGGCGCGGTCATCGAGGCGCATCCCTTCCTCGACTGGACGACCAACGTCGACGGCGCGGGCACTAGCCTGGCCGACTGGATGCGGGTCGAGTTCATGGCGGCGCTCATCTATGGGCACGACGTGCTCGTGATGGACCGGGCCGGCGATGACGGGCAGACGGCGGCCGACCGGGCCGCGCTGGTGCTGCGCGGCTTCACGCCGCTGGACGTGCCCGACTGGCTGCAGAGCTCCACGGGGCACCTCACGGCGGTCAAGGTCGTCGAGCCGGTCCTGCGCGAGTCGCTCCAGCGGCCGATGCTCGGCACCGATGTGCAGTTCCGCGTCACCGAGATCACCGCCGACGGCGCGACCACGTACCAGGCCGGCGTGTCGGAGCGGACCACGGTCGATCACGGGTTCGGCGTGCTGCCGGTGGTGGTGCTGTACGCGCATCGGCGGGCCACGCTGCCGGTCCTTGGCCAGTCGGCGCTCAGCGACCCGATGTTGTACATCGACCTGTACAACCTCACGAGCGAGGAGCGCGAGCTGCTGCGCAAGCAGACGTTCTCTATCCTCAACATCCCGCTCGGCACGTCGGCCGATGGCGGCCCCGCCATGTCGCTCGAGCAGGCGCAGTCGCTGCTCGGGCAGACCACCTCCACCGCGGCGGTGTTGTTCTCAGGCCAGCCGGCGGGCTACATCACCGCCGACACCAGCACCGTCGAGGTGTACCAGCAGGCGCGGCAGGAGTTGATCCGCACGATCTTCCGGCTGTGTGCGATCCCCTACGACCAGGACAGCCGCGATGCCGAGTCGGCCGAGTCGCGCCGCCTGAAGCGGACCGATTACGCGACGGTGCTGGCCGGGTACGCCGACGAGCTGACGCGCGCCGAGTTGGCGATCGCGCGGCTGTGGTTCCGGGGCACGTACGGCGACCGCTGGGAAGCCGAGTGGGAGCGGGCGGGCCTGCAGATCCAGTACGCCACCCACTTCGACGCGCCTGAAGCGTCCGAGCTGCTCGGGATGGCGCAGGCCGCGCTCGCGCTACCGATCGGCGAGTCGGCCACGTTCCGCACCGAACTCGGGACCAAGATGATCCCGACGTTCCTGCCGGACGCGGCACCCACGCTGCAGAGCACCATCCGCGCCGAACTCGAAGCCGCCCCGACGCCGGCCGAGGCGCGGCAGGCGAACCTGCAGGCGATGGCCGCACGCTTCGCGTCCGTCCCGGCCCGCCGCGACGACCGCGCCGACGACGACGCCGACGACACCGGGAGCTAGGCCATGGGCGAACTGACGCCCGCCGATCTCGTCGCCCTCGCGGAGATGCTGGCCGAGGATGCGGACCGGCTGTCCGACGCCTTCGCGCGCGAGCTGGCCGACGTCCTCCAGCGTCTTGAGCGGCGCCTCCCCGAGGTCATCACCGAGGCCACCAGCGGACGCACCGGATCGGCGGTCCGGGCGGCGGCGCTCGGGCGGGCCCGGGCCAACCTGCGGCGCCTGCTCACCGAGGCCGGGTACGACGACCTCATCGACACCTCGGTCACCGTCAGCGTGGACCGCGCCCTGGCGCGGCTCGCCGCCAGCAGCCCCGCGTATCGCCAGGCGCTGGCCTTCGACACGACGGGACGGCCGACGGCGTTCACGGGGCTCCTGCGGGCGCTGGTGGAGACCGGGCGCGAGGACTTGCGGCTGTGGGGCGACGAACTGGCCACGGCGCTGTGGCGCGCGACCGCACGGGGTGTCCTTGGCGCCGAGCCACCCGAGCGGCTGATCGCGTCCCTGACGTCGGTGCTGGATGGCCAGCGGGCCCGGGCGGCCACGCTCTACGACACGAACGTGTCGATCGTCCAGCGGGTCGCGGTGCAGACCATCGTCCCGACGCTCGACGCGACGATCAACGACCCGACCGCGCCGGCGCCGCTGGCGACCGGCGGCGATGTCCTGCCGGTGCCCGACGACCAGCTCTACGCCTACGTCGGGCCGGTGGACAGTCTCATCCGGCCGTTCTGCCTGCGGCACATCGGGAAGGTGTACACGCGGGCCGAGATTGAGGCGCTCGACAACGAGCAGCTCCCCAACCCGTTCCTGACGGGCGGCGGGTACAACTGCCGGCACCTGTGGGCGCCGATCTCGCGGTTCAGTGCGTCGGCCGACCTGCGCGGGACGGACGGGCGTCTGCCGGAAGTCGAGGCCGAGCTGGCGCGCGTCCGTCCGCAGGCGCGCACGCGGACCCTGCGCGGCCGAAGGACCGCGTGAGCATGCCCGTCACCCTGACCAGCACCGTCCGCATGCCGTCGTCGATCCGGCTCACCGACAAGGCGCTGATGCGTGAGCTCGGGCTGCTGGCGCTGGAGCAGATCCGGTCGCGCACCCGGCAAGGACGGGACCAGCACGGCCAGCCGTTCGCGCCGTACACCCAGGCGTACGCGAAAGAGAAAGCCGCCGAGGTGGGGGCGGCGGGCACGGTGAACCTGACCGTGTCGGGCGACCTGCTCAACACGCTGCAGATCGTCGAGGTCACCGACACGTCCGTCACCCTCGGCTGGACGCGGTAATACACCACGGCTCCCCGCTCCGCATGCTGGTCATGGAGAGACGCAGGTCATGGCACGACGGGCGGGACCGACCTTGGTGCAACGCTCACGCCGCGTGAGCCCGCAGGACAAGGCCGTGTTTCACCAGGTCACGGGAGCCGGGAAGGCGCGCACCAAGCGCGAGTTTCTCGGCCTCACCGAGCCGGAGATCGCCGCCCTGACCAAGCGCCTCGACACGGGCATCCGCCGCACGGCAGATCGCCCGTCCTAGCCTTCGGCGACCCGGCGCAAGTGGTCGCCTTCGTAGGTCACAGCCGTCCTGCCGGCGCAACGCCAGGAGATGCACCACGTGAGTGAGACGCCGCCGGTCCCGCAGGGGACCGCCTCCGAGACGACGACGCCCCCGGTTCTGTCCGTGCCGCTGAATGCGGACGGCACGATCGGGACCTTGCCTGAACCGTTGCAGCGCCTGGTCGATGCGCGGATTCGGGAAGCGACCCAGCGGGCGAAAGCCAAGGCCAGCCCCGACCCGGTGGCGGTCGAGCAGGTCAAGACGCTGGAGTCGGAGCTCGAGACGTACAAGCTCCGGGATCTGGAATCCCGGAACCAGTACGAGCAGGCGATGAAGCTGCGCGAAGAGCGCGAGGCGAAGGAGCGCGACAAGCTCCTGGCCGAAGTGGAGCGGCGCACGGACCGCCTCAAGCGGGCCATCGCGAGCGACATCAAGGCCGAGGCCCTCGCGGCCGGCGCGCGGGAGGAATCGCTCGACGAACTCACGGAGCTGCTGGGCAAGCGGGTAACGCTCAACGACGAGCTGGACCCGGTCGTCCTCGGCGCAGATGGACAGCCGCTCGACGGCGGCATCACGGCGTTGGTCGCCAGCTACCTGGAGGCCAAGCCGCATCACCGGAAGCCGACCGGCGGCCAGACGATGGGCACCACCGGCGGCGTGGCACGGCAGACCGGCAGCGGCGTGGTGGGCAACCCCCTCGCGCAACTGCAGGCCGACATCAAGAGCGCCGGCAAGTTGACCGGCGAGCATTTGCGCCGACGGCGCGAGATTCAGGCGCAGCAGGGCTCGTAACGGAGTTCCTGCGAAGGAGACGAGACAGTGCCTCTGCAGAACACGTACACCCTCAACCTGGCGGCCAACCGCCTCGCGGCCGAAGACGTCAGCGACATCGCGATCCCCCTCATCCCGAAGGAGACGCCGCTGCTGGCGTTCTTGGGCGGGCCGAACCGCTTCGCGGCGCGCAATGTCCTCCACGAGTACGTGGAGGACTTCATGCTGCCGAACTTCATCACCACGTCGACCGCGATCAACTCGGCGACGGCGGCGACGGCGTTCCAGGTCAACGGGCTGGGTGAGGCGCTGACCATCGGCACGATCCTGCAGAACGAGACCTCGGCCGAGTTCGTCCAGGTGTCCTCGATCATCGGGCCGAACTCGATCGCCGTGACCCGCAACTACGACGGCTCCGGCATCGGCTCGCTCGCGGCCGGCGGCCAGCTCCGCGTGCTCGCGCACGCCGGGCTCGAAGGCGCGGATCACCGCAGCGACCACACCGCGCGCATGGGCGTGCGCCGGGCCAACACGGTCGGCTACTACGCCATCCCGTTCGGCACGTCGGGCAGCCAGCTCCAGCTCACGACGTACGGCAGCAACAGCTACGACGACGCCCTGGCCAAGGGCATCGTGCAGTCGCTGTACATGCTGGAGAACGAGATCGTGGCCGGCGTGCTGAACGCGGCCAACTCGCTCGGCACGTCGACGACGTTCCGCACGATGCGCGGTCTGCGCGGCCACCTCACCTCGGTCAACTCGACGGTGACGGCGTCCTCGCTGGCGGCCAACCCGCACCTGTACCTCGGCGACGTGTTCGACGCCATGTACGCCAACGGCGCGAGCCCGACCGAGAACTGGGCCATCGTGGCGGGCCGCACGCTGTACCGCTCGATCTCGAACCTGAACGACACCAAGGTTGAGGACAGCCAGCAGACCGAGGACTTCAAGCGGGTCGTCAGGCGCTACACCGGGCCCTTCGGCTCGGCCGAGGTCATCCTCTCGCGCGCGCTCGGCGCCAACGAGGGCCTGATCGTCAGCCAGGAGCGTGTCCGTCCGGGCACCTTCCGCCCGTGGACCCGCATCCCGATCGCGCAGACCGGCGACAACCAGCGCGACCTGGTGGTCGGCGAGTTCACGCTCGAAGTGCACCACGAGTCGGCGCTCGGCCGCATCCGCGGCATCTAAGCCGCACCGGCCACCACGGCCACACCCTGTCCCAGCTCGCCCCGGTGGCGGGCTGGGACCGTCTCTGGGGAGGGACGACGTTCATGCATCCACTGCTCGCCGAAATCATCGCGTGCAAGGACGCGCCACGCACCGACGTGCTGCGGCGCTGGCAGCAGCAGCTCCGCGACGAGATCGCGCCGCTGGTGGCCGCGGGCGAAGCCGCACGGGCCGCCGCGGCCGAGGCCAAGGGGCGCGGCAAGGCGGTGACGGCATGACGCCGTACACGTGGGCCTTCTACGTCCACTCGGTGCCCATCACGCAGGACATCCGTGACGGGCGCGGCGGCCTTGGTGGGTCGGAGTCGGCCTGCTTCGGGCTGGCCCGCGCGCTGGCGCAGGCCGGGCAGGTCGTGCACATCCTCGCGCAGCGGCTCGCGCCAGACGCGACGGGGCGCGATGCGTGGGGCGTGACCTGGCACGATGCCGGGGAGCACGACGCGCACGTGTACGCCTGGTGCGATGTCGTCGAGCCCGACGTGTTCGTGGCCCTGCGCATGGGGCACATCTTCCAGCACCCGATCCGCGCGCGGTACCGGATGCTCTGGAATCAGGATCTGCTGGTCAACGCCCAGGGCGCGCAGGCCCTCATGGCGACCTCGTGGCAGGTCGACCGGTACGTGTACGTCTCGGACTACCACCGGCAGCAGTGGG